TCTTTTCCCAAAGGGTTTTCCAATCCTTTGGATCGTCTGCATATTCTAAGACTGCAGGCATGGACAAATATGACCAAGGGAGTACACCATCGGTGTAGTGGCTTGGATTTCTTAATTCTTTATATAGGTCAACTGCTGAGACTCTGGTACCAACTACCAAGAGTTGACCGCCTCCTGGCGGTAGACGAGAGGCAACTTCTTGCCTAATCCATTCTTGTTGCTTAGCCCACTCTGAAGCATTACTCAGAGTGACCACGTCATCGAGGACGATGAGATCAGCACGGTTACCGTAAACCTGACCGCCCATACCAATAGCTTCAATGGTTGGGTCTTTAGCATCTGACTCACGTACGTCAGCACCAAGGTATACCTTAGTAGCCGACCACTGGTCGGCGGTTGCTTTATAACCATCGGTAGGACCAAAGGCGACCTGAAGGTCGGCGTACCGAGGATGCGTCAAGCGTTGCTTGATCGCATATAAAAACTTCTTTGCTTGTTCTTGTGTCTTGGATATAACCATGACGTTTATGTTTGGATTCTTAACTACTCGGTAGGTTACGTAGTTAATCGTGATGGTCATGGTCTTAGCATGGTTAGGTGGTACATTTACCAAGAGGCGGGAGAGTCCCGCCGATCCCTTTTCATAAACCATGGAATCATGTAACCAAGAAGGATCTCTACCTTCCAACATGTCAACTACGTTGAGCATATGGGGTGGTACTTTTATACCAAGGTATCTTTGAGAGAACTCAGCGAAATCGGACAAATTGGACCGAGCTTCACCAGCGAGGTCTGCGGTTCTAAACCGAGCATTATCTATTAAAGCTGAGAAGCCCTCGGCTTCTCGGCGTTGGGTATCATACCAAGATCTGGATCTACCAATAACTTTTAAACCATCAACGATAGTGCGCCCTTGGCGCACCAAGAGGATAAGTTCTTTTCTTGCTTCCTCTGGTGTTAACTGTCTTTCCAACGTGCCTCCAGTGCCTGTAGGGGTCCACAGGGGTCTGGACAGAAGTATCCCCACTTATGTTTATAAGTACTTGGTGGCGGGCTAAATGCCCGCCTTGTAAGGCTCAATATATTTCGCCTTATACTTATATAGGGGTCTAGAGCATCGGCGTGTTTCAAGAGCAAATTAAAACTTTTTTTATTGGTATGACAAAAGTGCAGGTCAGGAACTATATCTGGTGAAAATTATTTAGCTGATAGTGGGGGGTGGTGGGGGGGCGGGGTTAAACATGGTGGGGGTCGGCTAGGGCGAGCGCACAAAAAAAAGGGCAGAGGTTGCCCCCTGCCCCTGCGGAAAATGTGCTCTGACTTGACAAAACCCCACGCTCTGTGCTACCGAGCGCAGGGCTTCGCCTGACTATCTTAGAGAGCCTTGCGTGTGTGTGTAGTGATGCGCCCACTGTTGAACACGATAGCGAGAGCCTCATTACCACCGCATGAGATTACATCAAACACGATACCAACATGCTTACCCTTGCGAACTAAATCTCCTGCGTGAGCCTCACCAAGAAGGCTTAACTCGCTATCAGGAACATGCTCCAGCGTGGGGATGTTGTAGAACGCCTTGACCTGCTTGATCTCCGCAGTTAAGTCTGCGAAAAGATCTTCATTCATGTATGTATTCATCTTGCTGTCCTTTCAGACTGTTGTTGAGACCACCTCAACCAACACCGAGAATTATCCCATACCTCGAGCCGAATGTCAAAAACCCAGCGTAAATAGACGGAGTGTCGGCTCACTGTGCGTGTATGTCATGTCATGACATGTATGCGCCAGCGTATGTATGAAACCCCCTATGCGGGCGCATGTGCGCCCACTGTGCGTGAATTGACGGATGGGCAAGTCGCAGGCGATACACGCCTGAGCTACGCACATGCATGTCTTTTCTTGATAACAAATCGAAGATTTGTTTGATAAAGGGGGTCGAATCAAATCGGTTCGGCAAACTAACGAAAGGAACACCATGAGAACAGTTGAAAGTAAGACACTAGTCGGCGTCGTTAAGAACGGCGTTGTTCATGTAGCCAAGGCAGATGACAAGCGTGTCTTCGCCAAGGTTCGTATCACTACCAACACCGCCAAATCTTCGAAGAAGATTGAGGCAATTCTATCAGCCTTCAAGGCATATCCAAACTTCTCGCTTGTAGCAGGCGAGATCGCCAAGGTTGAGCCAAAGGCTTACCTAACCCTGAAAGGAAGTGTCGCCTAATGTTATTCACTGACTTGATTGCTTTAGCAATCGCTCTATTTATGGGTGGCTTCACTGTCGGCATGCTCGTCGCAAGACGAGCAGTGCGGGAGTGGCTCGCACGTCAAAGATAGCAGACGAAGTCTGCTTATTATGGGGGGTCGGCAAATCGCTGACCCCTCTTTTGTCGCTTCAGAAAGGAGCAACTATGAGAACACTGATTGACCTTGATGTTGCTTGCCGTAAATGCGGTGAGACAACGCAACTTAAAGCAACAACCGAGCAACTGACGGAACTATACCTGCCTCGTGGAGAGCGCAGGTTTATACAAGAAATCTTCCCCGATATGTCTATCGGAGATAGAGAGTTGTTAATCTCAGGAACATGTGATACCTGCTGGCAAGAGATGTTCGGCAGTGATGAAGACGAGGAGGAATAAACATGGGAGCAAGAGTTAACTTCGTATTCAAGCAATACGAAAACGCACCAGATGTTGTGCTGTATTCACACTGGGGCGCAGATTCATGGGAGGTTGACTTGGCTTCGGCTCTGTCTGTAGCAGAGCCACGCTGGGATGACCCTTCCTACGGAACACGAATCACAATCTCCAATCTAATTGGAGAGCAATGGAAATCCGAAACAGGTTTCGGAATCTACGCAAGCACCAACATGGAAGATCCATGGGATCTTATCGTTGAGGTTGACTTCATTAACAAGACTGTTAATGGTGTTGGCTTCGACATCTTCGTCAAATACGGACTAGCGAAAGGGGAATATCAAGATGCCTAATTGGGTATTCAATTCATTAGTAATTGAGGCAGAGCCTCAAGTAATCAGCAAGATAAGGGCGCAGTTGTCTGCGCCTTACGAGACCCAGCACATTGACTGGCGAACGAACCAGCCAGTCAAGGAAATGGTTGAACAACCATTGTCTTATTGGAACATCATTAAGCCAACCAATCTCGAGGCTTATCATGATAAGCCAAATGTCAAGCAAGAACTTGACAACCCCGACCACTGGTATTCATGGAATAACAGGAACTGGGGTGTTAAGTGGGATGCAAGTCAATGTTATGAACCAAACGATTACACCGAAGGTGATAGCGAATTGTGCTATGTATTCGAATCACCTTGGGGTATACCTGAAGGTGCCATGCTCGAGCTCTCACGCCAGTATCCAACAGCCAAAGTTGACCTTGAATTTGAGGAGGAACAAGGCTGGGGTGGGAAGATCGTATTCACCAATGGTGAATCAGAGGTGATAGAAGAATACGAAACCAAGTGTCGTCAATGCGAGGCGTATAACACCTTCGAATCATGCGACAAATGCGAGAACTATCTGTGCTCGAAGTGTAATTACGGAGAGTTCATAGACCAAGACACACTCAAAGAGTGTGATACACACAAACAACTAGCAAAGGAGGAAACCAATGTGTGATATGAGCACAGCACAACTGCTCTATCTATTCGAGAGCGAATACGAGGGGCAAGATCTACCTACTGAGGATGAATTATCCTCAGCAATAAATGAAATACAAGGACGAACAGACAATTTCTACAATGAAATTGTTGATGAAGTAATCACTCGCCTAAGAGAGGGCGACTTCAAGGAGGAGGAACAAGCATGATGGGCTACAAGTATGAGGATATACAAGCGTTCGGTGCTGCGTTGTCTCGAGCACAAGAGTATGTGCCAGCACTGGACACAAAGACAACGGCAGGTCTCGTAAATATATGGGACTTCTTCGAAGGTCTACTAGCCGAAGGCTATGTAGAAGGAGTAGAAGCAGAGGAGGAAAGCAATGTATAAATCACGACTAACAAAGCCAAAGGTGGGTGAGGTTAAGCAATGGATCCCGCATGAGAATGGCAATGAGTATGTTCAAGTATTCACTGCCGATATAGATGACTTCTTCTTCAAGGTGGGTGGTTCTGGTATCAGAACCAAATACTTTTATGGAGAGAGTGCATGGGCTGATAGCCGACGATACGCAGATGATTTAGCGTGGGCTATCCGCAATAAATAGCACATCAAAGATGTGCTCTAAATATAGGGCAACAACTAGCCAACAGAAAGGAATGAAATGCTATCGCTGATTAGAAGTAAAGACCGCAAGGTCACCAACCTAGTAGCAAGAAGTGGCAAGACGCCAGCAATTGCTAATGCTTTCGGGCTACCAGCAGGCAAGCAGTTCTCCTGTCCTGAAGCAACTTCAGTATGCGAGAAGGTCTGCTATGCAGGCAAGCTCGAGCGTGTATACAAGGGAGTGAAGCAAGTGTTGCTTCACAACTGGCAACTATTAAAGGACGCTGACATCAACCAAATGGTTGAGTTACTTGACGACATGATCACTGACTTCGTCAAAGACTGTGAGAAACGGAATGCCCCGAAGTTATTCCGCATCCACTGGGACGGCGACTTCTTCAACACAACCTACGAGTATGCATGGCAGAAAGTAATCATGATGCACCCAGATGTAACCTTCTGGTGCTACACAAGAGTGCGATCTGCAGCCTACTCACTATCTGGTCTCGACAATCTGTCACTGTATTACAGTGCAGACAAAGAGAACAAACACATTGCCGAACAAGTTCGGCGAGAGACAGACACTAAACTAGCGTGGCTGTCAGATACATTCGCAAATGCGGAGGATGAAATGCTTCGCATCACTGGCAAGGTCGGTGCTAAATGTCCAGCATTGACCAAGCAAATCCCACTCATCTCTACCAGTGGGTCAGCCTGTGTTAGCTGCGGGCTATGTGTATACGGCAAAGCCGATATCCGATTCAGTTCAACCAAGAAATGAGGAAGAAAATGTGGATTAAATATTCATATGTATGCACAGATTGTGATGCACTGATTGAGATCACAACCATCCAGAAACTGGATGACTATCGTGGCTGGTGTGCTTGTGGCTCAGCAAATCTAGTAAGGGTGGCAGTCGAAGATTCGACTGTCTCAAAATGAGCACGAGAGTATGCGAGTTCTGCTTCGATTACTTCGCTACATCAAGCGAGATCGTGGCGCATTACCAAGCACAGCATGCAGATGATAACGAGTAACGCACATCTCAAGATAGCACAGCAAAGCTGTGCGTATATAGTAACCAACCAACCGAAAGGGGAATCAAATGGAAAGCAATATCATCATCGACGAACTAACAGTAGGTGAACTCATGGTCTTGGCTAACCAAGCCGAGGACATGGCTCATGGACTGATGCAAAGAGCAATGGACCTTCGGGTCAAGGCAAGGAACAAGCAGGTTGATTTAATAAAAGCCCAGTTGAAAGGAGCAAACGCATGAAGATAAAGGTACATGACCCAAGCGGTCAAGTAATTGCTGATGTGTATGACTACGCAGCAGGTGCATTACTCATGAGCTTGTACGGTGATGGCTCAACTATCAGGTACAAGAATGTAATTCTGTGGCTGGAAGGCGCAGATGGTGAAGGTGCAAATAGTTATGACACAACAGCCATGACTATAGATGAACGACTAAGAAAGGTGGGTGCAATTTAATGACACCTCGTATCGGAGACCGCATCAGTAATGGTGCGGTCATCATAGATCTCAAGCGTGCTTGGGATCCATTCGCATGGATAGCACTATGTGTATGGGCAGAGGACACACAGCAGGTCGAGCCAATCAAGCGTGTCTCTGACCTGTATGTAACATGGAAGATATACCCAGACCAAGACGGTCTTGTAATAGCCAGCAATGGACACTATCACGACACACTCTCAGATTCAGTTGTTGATTTCAACAGCCGAGTATGAGATACTCATCCCACAACCAAACGAATAGGAGAAATAAATGAGCACAGTAATATCAAACCCTCGTCGCCGTAGTGCATACCGCATTATCGGTGAGGCAGTAACCGCTACATCCGCAAAGGATGCAGCACAACAGGCTGGTCTTGACTGGCACGTACAACTGGCTGACGTACAAGCGTTAGCCGTATCGAATGATGGTGTTAATACCCTCGAAGTACCATCAACATTCGCAACTGTCCGCACTAACAAGGACGCAACACAGTCAGTGCTTGGCACTGTCGGTGGTAGATACAAGGTGTTCCAGAATGATGAGATGTTCTCAGGTCTAGATGCACTGGTTGATTCAGGAGATGCAAGGTATGCATTTGCTGGTGAGGTTAAAGGTGGAGCGCAGGTATACATGGTGCTCGAGCTACCTAACGAAGTTAAGATAGCCAATGACCCTCACTCTTGCTACCTTGTAGCAAGGACATCACACGATGGTTCAACTGCACTACAAATATCACCATCAATCCAACGCTTGCGTTGCACCAATCAGATAGCAGGTATCTTCGCTAAGACTGGTACATATACACTCAAGCACACAACCAATGCTCAGTTCAGGATCGAAGATATCAAGCGCATCATCCCAGTTACATACGAAGGTATCAAGTTCTACGAACTGATCGGTAACAAACTTATCAACGAGAAGTTAACTGATACGGAAGTGGATACCATCTTCAAGAAGATGTGGGATCTACCAAGCATCATCGAACAGACACCGTATGCCATGCTTAGTGCAGGACAGAAGCGTCAGTTCAACTCAGCAACAGTGGCTCGTGCTACTGCAAGAAACATCTATCGTGGTGAGACTGGTACTCAGGAAGAACTACGAGGCACTAGGTTCGGTGCGTTCCAAGCAATCGTGGAATACGCAGATCACTACAGTCACAAGGCTGAATCAGTTAGAGCAGAGCGCATCATCACTGGTTCTGCTGACCGCATCAAGAGCAAAGCTCTTGCACTACTAACGAAAGGAATCTAGTGGATAACCCATTACAAAAATATGTAGATGCGCTGGATAATCCAACGCCATACACACAACCAAACATATCCGTTCGTGTTGCTAACTATGTAATCAAGGCTCTTGATCACCTGCATATTTATGCAGGTGAGAAAGACCAGCCCGAACTTATAGAGTCAGACGTACACCAAGAGGCAGAGGAAGCAATGGTTGACATTGTGGTTCTATCTCCAGAGGAGACAACGAATGGGTAAGTTAATAAGCAAAGATATCCTGCAGACTAGACCACCTAGTTTGCAGGTTAAACAGTTGGCTGGGTGGTCGTGGTACTGTCCGTATCACGACACCATGGGCAGTGGCGACACAGAACAAGAAGCCTTGTTCATGGCTGGTGCTCACATGTATTATCATGAACCTAATGGTGACAACTGTGACATCATTATCAAAGAACACACAGTAGTAAAGGAGAAGGCATGATATATCTAGCAAGTGTGATTCTTATCTGCTCATACTGCAACTCAGAAATAGAAAGACGCACTGAAATAGAAGCACGTGAAGCACTGGCTGAACACCAGAACTACGTGCAATGTGTAAAGAACTACTGATGGGCAAGCCACGTCCAACAGAAATAAAACTAGTAGCGAAGCTACTAGATCCAGACGCTGAGAACTCCGAAGATGCTACGGCATTAGCGATTGAAATCATTGAGGCACTAGATAAATCTAGGCTGAAGCGAGAGTCGTTTATTGTCGTAGCAAAGTTAGCAGACTGGGTTCCAGTTCAAGCATGGGGTGAGTTCAGTACCCGCTTACAAGCGGAGAAGTTCTTCCCCAATCTTTCAGCACCTGACACAGGTGGCAAAGGTTCTATAGTTCGTCTGGAAAATCCAGATGATCTACTCAAAAGAATAGGAGCACTCTAATGTTTTACAATGGATTCACTTTACTGATGCAGATATTTGCAGGTTTAACTGCATACTGGATTGGAAATTATTACGGCTATCATCGAGGACAAACCGAGATGTATCAGACGATAAAGAATCTAGATGCAAAGAGTAGAGAGTTCTTCTCTACCGTATCCAAGAAATAAAAAAAGGGGCGGGGGCTTATGCCTCCGCCTTTTTTTCATGCGCCTCCGCAGCTATGTGCGTAATCCAATACAACTTATAGTAGTCCTCATCAAATGAGAATCGTTTCATATGTTTAACTGTTGCACCAGTGTGTGCATGTAATGGAATGCCAGCCTCTTTCATCTTCATAAAGAACTGGATGTCCTCACCAATGAACGTATCCTTATCACCAACAGCACCAGAAGATTCCATAAATAAAGAAGCATCACCATGGAACTCTCTCATCCTGTCAGCAACTGAACGATGCATGAGCAAGAAGCCGAAGCCAGCATAATCAACCTTGAGTAATTGATCCTTTGGTAAAGGATGAATCCATTTCATTGTGTACTTATCATCGCCATCATCTGCCATGAATAGACAAGCATGTGGCATCATGATGGAACTTTCCATCTGCTTAGATATAAAGTAAGTACCACTTACTATAGGTCTATCCTTAACATGAACTGAATCCCAAACCTTCTTAAGACTTTCGTTTGTAATAACTATGTCTGAGTCAACCCAAAGCAACCAATCAAACTCTGTCTTCTTGTGCCACATGTTGAACAACTGTTCACGCTGGCGTCCGATCTGATTGCCTTGTACTCTGGCTGCGCCAGTAATAGGTAGACCACTAGTCAGTGTTGTATACACAAGTCCTTCAGTAAACTTGCCATCAACATTACCGTTGTCACACCAGCCAAGCATGATCCTGCCATCAGGAAATGGATTAGTGTCAGCTCTTGACATGGTCACCACCCCATCCCCCACCTTTGAAGTGGATTGCTGGTGGTGTAAATACTTTAGTAAGAGTTACATCGCATCTCTCACACTTAGGAAATGGATTGTCTGTGACAATCATTTCAACAACCGTATCACAATTGATACACTTAAAATCAAACGTTGGCATTAGTAAGGTGACATCCCTCCGAGTTTATCTGCAATTTCTTTTACTCCTTTAGCGGCTAGTTGTTCAACACGTTGGGGCGATATGTCCCAAGCTTCTGCTATGTCCGCAAGTGGCATGTCATT